AGAGGTTGCAGAGGTTGGAGAGTTTGCGCGGGGATTATCGTGCGGTAAAGATTCCGGCCGGAAGCGTCGTGTATTGTGATATTCCGTACGTCGGGACCAAAGGGTACAACGGGGATACGTTCGACCACGGCGCTTTTTACGAGTGGGCGGAAAAACAGACGGCGACGCTGATAATCTCCGAATACACGATGCCGGAAGACAGGTTCGTCCGAATCGCGTCCGTTGAAAAGCGTCAGTTATTGTCCGGCGGAAGTGGAAAAGTTGTTTCCGAGGGCTTGTGGATGCCATTGCCCGCCCTTTGATTTTTTCATCGGGCCGGTTTATACTTTGCAAAAAAAACGGAGGTGAAGACATGGAAGATGTGGAGAATTTCGGCGAGAAGTTGGACGCGATGAAGACGGGCGATTCCCTTTTTGTTGCGCGTCTCGGATGGGTGTTTCGTGTCCCGAACGGGTTTATCTATCAGACGGAGGGCGTTTTCGTCCCCGATTCCCCGAAAAAGGCTGTCGTCGTCGAGACGAAGGACGTGAAAGCCGATGAAGTCGAGACGAAGGACGTGAAGAAAAAGGCGAGGAAATGACGTCGACCGCAAAGGCAAAGGCAAAATTCAGAAAAACGGCGAAGTGGAAGCGATTCCGCGCGTTGATGAAGAAGCTCTCGGAGGGGAAGGACGCGGTGACGCGTTCGCCTTTGCGGGGCGGGTTCCAGTTGCATCACATGGACTTGTGCCCCGAAAACTACGAGAATCTTGTCGTCGAGAACTTTTGTGCGTGCAACAGGAAGACACACGAGCTGATACATTTCCTTTTCCGCTACTACCAAAAGGACGCGGGGGTAATCGGACGGCTTGAAGAAATCATGAAAAAAATGGGGGAACTGAATGGATAAGATGAAATTCGGCGTTATCGGATACCAACGGGAAAAGGACTACTTGCCGAAAGTACGGGTGACCGAAATCGTGTATCGCGCGGGCGTCCTTGCCGTCACGGATTCACGCATGGAGGACGAGGACGCGACGAAGACGATACAGGCGCGGGCGCTTGAGAAGTACGGCGACATCGAACAGGCGGACATCGTGCTTGTCATCGAGACGCCCCTTTTCGGGACGATATGGAGGTACACGCATACCGCGCCGATATGGCACAAGCACGGGACGACGGGAGGGTTTTCGTTGTGAAACAGAACGACAACAGGCTCAATTCAAAAATCAATCGGCTCGGCTGCTTTTTTGTCGCGTGCTCGCTTTGCGCCGAACGCGCGTTGCATGTGACTTTCGACGCGGACACAATCAATCGGACGTGGGACGAGGCTGTCAAGCGCGGGCTTATCGACAAAAACGACAACGTGACGAATTCCGCGGGAATCATGAATCTTTTCGTGGATAAGGCGAACCGCGACGGGCGTTTTTACGAGGTCGGGCTTATCAAGGGCGGGAAAACGGAGTTTTATCCGTCGGTCTCGCCGAAATTCCGCGCGGGTGATTTTTTCATCCAAAAGATTGTACAGGGCGGGGCAAGCGTGACGCATTTCCGCGTCGTGGACAAAGATGAAAGGCTTGTCGAAGACCCGCACGACCCGCCGATTAAGCCGATTAAGGTGCTTTACACGATTGTGTATCGTTTTGTCAGTTGATAAAAACGGGGCGGGCGTTTATATTTGTGCGTGAGGTTGAAAAATGGACGTATTACAGCGCATAAATGCAATCCTTTCGCGGAAATGGACGCAAGCCCCGAACAGGGCAAGCTATGACATGCTCGGGTATTACGGGCGAAGTCCACGGCTTGATTCGGTGCGGGCGCTTGCACAGCATTGCGCGGGCGTCCCGCTCAAAGCATACAAGGCGGACGAGTACCGCACGGACGGGAAAAACGCGCCCGCCGTCGATTCCGCCTTCTTGAAAATCATGGAAAAGCCCTGTCCGACCTTTCCCGAGATTGACGGATACAGTCTCCGATACATGACCTTCGCGTGCAAGGCGCTGACGGGCGAATTCGGGTGGCTGAAAGTCCGCGACGAGGACGGGGCAATCGTATCGCTTCTCCCTATCCCGAAAGCATGGATTCTTGAGGTTCCCACGGCGGGAAAGCATTACTTTTCGATTATGCCGTACGGTGCTACGGGCGGGTCTGTCATTACCGTTTACCCGCCCGATTTCGTCTGGTTCAAGGACTTCGACCTTGCCGACCCTTACGGGCGCGGGCGTGGCGTGGCGGAATCAATCGGGGACGAAATCGAAGCCGACGAGCTTGCAAGCAAGTTCCAAAAAAATTACTTCTACAACGACGCGACCCCGCCATATGTCGTGACGGGCTTCAACGGCAACGAGGCGGGCGCGGAAAAGGTCAAGCAGAACCTCATGCAGAAATTGGCGGGATACATCAACGCCCGAAAGCCCGCTGTCCTCACGGGGAACATGGACATCAAGACGCTCGCCGTTTCCCCGCGTGAGATGGACATGGTGGAATCCCGCCGTTACCTTCGCGACGAATGTCTCCATCATTTCCGCATTCCGCCCGAAATCATGGGAATCGTCGAGAACTCGAACCGAGCGACGATTGATTCCGCCTTTTACCTTTTCGGGAAGAACGTCCTCAAGCCCGAATTGGAGTGGTTCGAGCGGACGGTGAACAAACAGCTGATGAACGAATCCGACGGGCTCGAAGTACATCATATCTTCGACGTCGCAGAGGACATTGACCTCAAATTGAGGATATATCAGTTTGGCGTGCAGAACGGGATTATCACGACGGAACAGTATTGCAACGCCTTCGACATCCCCATCGCGACGGAGGGACATCTTATCGTCCCGATGGGGTCGACGCGCGTGAGCGTATCGGACACGGACACAGGACGCGAAGAAGGCGAAAACAATGAAGAAGTGCTCGTGCTTGACGACGGCGAAGCCCCGAAAGGCGTGAAATTCCGCAACATCGCGCGGAAAGACGGGATTGTCTATACGGATTTTGAGAAAAAGGCGTGGAAGGCGTTCGACGACGGCGCGAAAAACACGGAAAAAGGATATATCGAGGATTGCAAGACAATCGCCAAAAAGCAGCAGGACGCGGTTTTCTCGGCAATCGACAAGGCGATAGAGGACGGGAAAAGCGTGGATTCCGCCGTCGCGCTCGTATTCGGCAAGGAAGCCGACGAAGCCGTGAAAAGGACGCTCGCGAAAAGTTGGATGAAGTCGATGGAAACGGGGCGCACGAACGCGCGGGACGTCCTCGACGGGATGAAGTCTTTCATCATCGACGACGTGTATATCACCAATGAGATGTTCTCGCGGTGGATTGAGCGGAACGGGCTTGCGAAGGCGAAGGAAATCAACGAGACGACGAAAAAGGAGCTCTTGAAGAAGCTCCGCGAAGTCCTTGCCGAATCCATCGACGACGGCGATTCGCCCGCAGTCATGGCGGACAAACTCAAGAAGGCTTCGGGCGAGGTTTTCGGCGTGTTGTCCGATACCCGCGCGAAGCTGATAGCGCGAACGGAATCCGCGACAAGCGTCAACTACGGGCAGTGCGCCACATACAGCGCGAACGGAATCCGCGAAAAGCGGTGGGTTGCGACGCTCGACAATCGGACGCGCATGGAACATCTCTACATGCACGGCGTCCAAGTCCCGATGGATTCCGCGTTTTCCGTCCCGCGCCTTGACGGCGGGGAAGACGTTATGCAGTATCCCGCCGACCCGACGGGAAGCGCTGAAAATGTATGCAATTGCCGGTGTACTGTTGTACCCGTTAAGGAGTAGAAAATGAATAAAAAGACATTGACCGTAACGAAACTTGATGAACTCAAGGACAGGACAATCCGTTTTGTCATCTCGACCAACGACCTCGACAGGGACGGGGACATACTCGACCCGAAAGGGTGCGACATCGAGAACTTCATGAAAAACCCCGTGTTTCTCCCCTTCCACGATTACGACAAATTCCCGCTCGGAAAAGTCGTCGGAATCGAGAAGGGCGACGACGGAATCCGCGCGGACGTGTATTTCCCGACCGTCGAGGAACTGTCCACCGATGCGGGGAACGCAAGCGAGCATGCAAAGACAGTCGATTTCGCGTACCACTGCTACAAGATGGGTATGCTTTCCGCCGTCTCGGTGGGATTCTACACGCGAAAGCGCACGGACAACGTAATCACGGAATGGGAGCTTTTGGAATTTTCCGCCGTGTCCCTTCCCGCGAATCAGAACGCGCTTGTCGAGGCGGTGAAGTCTCTCGGAATGTCGCTCAAAAGCGACGACACGCCGCCCGAACCGCCCGCGCCCGCCGAGCCGGAGCGCCCGAACGTCATGAAGGCTTGCCGTGACAAGGTGCGCAAAATCATTGATATGCTCAATGAGCTTTCCGACGACCTCGAAGCGGGCGAAGGCTTGCCGAACGGAAGCGACGGCGAAGCCCCGAAAGAGGACGAAGTCCTTATCATCGAGGATTGACAGCCCCGAAAAGAAAAGGTAAGATTCATCCGTCTATCATCAAGAGACCTTCAAAAGATTTACCCCCGCGAAACTTGCCCGTCCGCGGGGGTTTTCTTTTTTTGAATCAGTTCGGCATTTTTTGTACGGGGTCGGGGTTAGTTCATCTTGATGATGTATTCGCGGAATTCTTTTTCCGTCCATTTCACGGTTCCGCAGCATTCCCCCGAATCGTCGAACAACGAGCCGTGAAACACTTTGAAGTCGTCACCACCGAAAATCCCCAAATCGTCGGCGGTCTGATACCTTCCCGCGAAGTATCCGCGGAACTCTGTATCCTCTCCATCAACAGGAATCGAGAACTTGCATGTTCCCGAAACAAACACAAACGGGTATTTATTCATTTTTATCCCTCTCCTTCTCAATTTCCGCTTCAATTCCGAGTTCGGTAAGCTCAAATTTGAACTTCCCGATTTTGTGCCCGATATATTTTGGCAATTTCGCGGTCTCGTAGAACTGTAGCGCCGCCGAAATCGTGGAGAACTTGACCTCGTAGTAAGTCCACCCGCGCTTGCCCCAATGCCCGCCGTATGCCACGAAGAAGGACTCGCTCACGCTTCCACCCATATTCCCGCCTTGTCGTTCCATTCGACCTCCACGACCTCGCCCAAATCGACCGCGTTCACGAAATCGCCGTCCTCGTCGTGATACCACCACCCGTCGTAGTCGTCTACGCTTCCCGTCGCAAGGTTCATGTACATCTTTTTCATTTTGCTTCCTCCTCAATTAGATGTTTTCAAGCGTGTCCCACGCCGAATACACGCACACGCCGTCACGGAACAAC